TATTGAAATAATAATAATAAGTATATATCTTAATGAAGATAAATATTTCCAAGTTTATCAATTCTAAAAGCGGTATATATATTACTTCTATATTGCTAGGTCTAGGACTCGCTGCTATTTTTAGAACAGTTTGTAAAGGTGATAACTGTATCATCTTCTATGCACCTCCAATTGAAGACATAGAAAATAAAATATTCAAACAAGATGGGAAGTGTTATTCTTATCAAATGGTTTCTACAAATTGTAATGCAAACAAAAAAGATGTTCTTGTGAAACCAAAATATGAAGGTATTATATGAGATGATGCGTCATAATTATATTTATAATTAGTTATTATAAATATAATGAACACTACTAGCATTATGGACTTACCAAGTGACATGAATATGTCATCCGTTCAGCAACAGCAATCCAATATTACCTTTAATGTAAATGATATTCCACCACAATCAATTGATACAAAATTGCTTTCTAATAATGTTTCTTTAGATCAAAATACAATTGATCAAATAGTATCTGGACTACAACAAGCGAGCTCAACCGGCGCTACTCAATTACAGTCACGTGATATACCTATTAACAAGGTTCAGTTTATGGATGAACAAGTACAACAAGAATATATTCCTTCTGCGAATGTGAAAAATGAATTTATCGAAGAAGAGGATGAAGAAGAAGAAAATACCACCATATTAAATAATTATAGTAAACGACTTGGTGCATTTACTAGAATGGAAAATATATATTCTGATTTACAAATACCAGTTCTTCTCTCTATTCTATATTTTATTTTTCAGTTACCCTTTTTCAAATCAATATTGTTCAAATATATTCCTTCTTTATTCTTTGGTGACGGCAATATTAATATTTATGGTCAACTATTTATGAGTCTTTTGTACGGAATATTATATTATATTTGTTCTATATTGTTAGCTTTCTAATGAGTTTACTTTAATCCCACCAACCCTTTTTCTTTGTTTTAGGGCGTTTCTTACGTATTATTTTTGTTCTCGTGCTTGATTTTTGCGATGATGATCTTTGAGATGATGGTCTTGATGATAATGATGTTGGCGTTGACGACCATGTTGGCGATGATTTTATTGAGGAGGATTTCATTGATGATGACCTTATTGATAATGGTCTTGTTGAAGACTTTGGTGATGATGATTTTACAGATAATGACATTGGTGATGAAGACTTTGATAAGGATGATTTTGTTGATGATGATGATGATTTTGATAATGATTTCACAGATGATGATTTTGTTGAAGATGATTTTGATATTGGTGTATTAGTATTTATATCTGCTTTTAAATCAGCAGGTCTATATCTCATAAAATGCTTCTCATATTCTTCTGTGCCCTTCTTCCCTTTTAATTCAATAAATTTACGTGCTTTATGTGCACGCATTTCTTCTAATGTTTCTTGATGACCATAACATTCTACACTAAATCGACGTAATAAACCCTTCTGTTGTAATCGATTATGTTGCTGAACCTTGAAAAGATATTGAGACATACATAATATTCGATTTATATCATAATATTTCTTATTTGCGTATAAAAAAGCCAAGTAAAAACTCAACATAGTATCGATCGTCGCTATTTTTACTTTTTCACCATCTATATTAATTATATTATAACTATGACATGCTGAAGGTTGATATACAAATGCAACAGTTTCGTTATTTATTTTAATTTCATAATGTTCTGCAATAATTTCTCCGATGGATGATCTTTCAATCAGAGAAACATTATCTATTCCTATTTTCTCTAATGCTTTCTTAACCTTTTCAGCAGTTTTCTTTGGAGTCACTGATAATACATCGAAATCTGGATATTTCTTGAACTTATGTTTCAGTTTTGATGGCATATACGCAGAATATAATGAAATTGCATACCCACCAAAGAAGACAACTTGATCTTTTATAAAAGTTTCTCTGATTGTATCATAAATTTCATCCACATTATTATCAGTAGTATCCATCTTTCTCTGAAAATCCTTTTTCCAACAATTATCTGCTTGTAATGGATAGTTTTTATTTAATAATGTAATCCGCTTCAAAACCTTCTCCCATCGACTCACGTCACCGGCCGGTCTCGATAATTCTAAATACATTGCCATTCTCAAATAATTTGGTGGAGCATATAATATTCCATCTTTTTTGATTGCTTCTCTCTTTATCGCACTGAAAATATCTTTGTGTATATATGTAATATCAGCAACTGGTATAAAATTAACAAAAACCTTATATGTTCCTTCATGAACACCATTTTTCGCTTCGACTTCAGTAAACCCTTTTTTTACATATATATCTGCCAATTTTTTTGCATCCTCTTTTGCATTTGGAGAGAAAAAATCATAATCTGGTATTTCTACATCTTTACTATAAAACTGATCTTCTAATGGCAATATCGAGTTAATAGCAGTTCCACCATATGCCACCAATTTAGTATCCTTTAAATATTGTTCAATAATAGAAATAATTTTTTTCACTTCTGGTGAATTTACAATAGCATGTCCTTCTTTTTCTTCTGCTTTATCAACAGCAATTCTTAAGATTGCTAATTCACACTCATCTAATGATATTCCTTTTTCGCATTTATATACTTCTTCTTCTTTTCCCATATATATACACAATAATATTTGTGATATATGATTTTTATATGATTATGAAATATTAATATTCATAATCATCCAATCTTATATGTTCCATGGTCCAAATCCTCTGCCTTCAAACTCTTGTGGTTTAAAACTATAATTTGTTGGATTATCTGCTGGAATATCGATAGTGACAGGAATATATCTTAAATTAGCTGGTTTCAGTATAAAAGCATATCCTGCTGTGATAAACAAGTCCATATCATTCTTCATATTTTCATCCGCATTCGAAAAATTAATAGCATTGACCTGAACACCTAACTGAAGAGACGCATTTGGATTCGGGTTTGTCGTAGAAACACCTACATCAGGTGTAACAATTGACATACTTACTTTATTAAATTCTAATAATTCAGACTGATCTGGTGAAAATCTCATCTCATGATTTGATAGTAAACGACAATGAACAGAATTTGTTGTTATATTTACATACTCCATTAATTTCTTAGAATCTAATATAGCACTATTCGAACGATCAACCATGACAATGATTTTCTTTTTAAATATATACAATGGCAATTGTGACAAATTTCTTGGAGTACAATTATTTTCATTACAAATTTGATATTCGTGACTATACATTGGATCTAACATATAAAACTCATTTTCAAGAAAAATTTGTGCAATATTATCCATCATTGTATGATTCGTGCTTTTAATTCGTAAATGAAGAAATATTGGATCATCTGGATTTGGCGCAGATATATTATTAAATGCGTTTGTTATAATTGTTTTAAATGCATCTTGAAATGTAACAGAGTTATAAGATTCTTTGATAAAAAAATTACTAGGGATAGAAGAGGTTGCTATAACAGGTTGATCATTAATATTGTATATCTCAAAATCAATAAATCTGACACCTTGACTAATTATGTATTTTAGTGCATTTAAATTCATATAATTATTTGTATTTCTTCCACTAATATTACATGAGTTATATGAACCATATATATAATAATCATTAATATGATATGATCCATCATTTCCATTTCCAGAAGAATCTACATATATAATATTACCACAAGCATCATATTTGATTGGATCAGGATAATACAGACTATGAAAATTCGGGTTGACTGTAAATGAGTTCATATATGATGTATTCTTTCCATTTGCAATAGAAATCGAAACAACTATAATAATAATAATAATAAATAATGCGGCTAATCCACCTATAATTGGCGATGTATTTTTGCCTTGTATGACATTATTGTATGCTGCTGTTGCTGCTGAACCATATTTGGATAATTGTTGAGACATTCCTGCGCCAGTACTAGTAGACATATTATACTAATGATGGAAAATTATATTATAATTTCTACAAGTTAAATATATTATAATACTTATAATACTTATAATATGCCAGGCGGTTTAATGCAATTGGTTTCAGAAGGACAGCAAAATATTATGTTGAATGGAAACCCGTCTAAAACATTTTTCAAATCGACCTATGCCAAGTATACTAACTTCGGTTTACAGAAGTTTCGTGTAGATTTTGATGGATCTCGAACATTGAGATTGAGCGAAGAATCCACATTTACATTTAAAATACCGAGATATGCTGACTTATTAATGGACTGTTATCTCTCTGTAGAACTTCCATCTATTTGGAGTCCAATTATTCCGCCGTCAAATGAAACTGGACAACAATGGGTTCCATATGAATTTCGTTGGATTGAGTTTATTGGAGCACAAATGATTTCTAAAATAACTATCACTTGTGGTAATCAAACCCTTCAAGAATTTTCTGGTGCTTATTTATTAAATTCTGTTTTGAGAGATTTTTCTGCTGACAAGAAGGAATTATTCAATCAAATGATCGGACACGTCCCTGAAATTTATGATCCTGCTACTTCTGGAACTCGTGTGAATTCATATCCTAACTCTTATTATACCACAAGCGCTGGTGGCGCTGAACCCAGTATACGCGGAACTACATTATATATTCCATTGAATGCATGGTTTAATTTGAAAACTCAAATGGCATTTCCTCTTATCTCTCTTCAGTATAATGAACTACATATTAATGTAACAATGCGACCAATTCAACAACTATTTCAAATCAGAGACGTCCACGATACTGCGAATAACTTCCCCTATGTGGCACCAAACTTTAATTTATATTATATGCAATTTTATCGCTTCTTACAGACTCCACCTGACATTGAACTAGGTTTGAATTCTTACTTGGATACGAGAACTTTATGGAATGCAGATATTCATTTAATTTGTACCTATGGTTTTCTCTCTAATGAAGAATCTCGACTCTTTGCTCTTCAAGAACAGAAGTATTTATTTAAACAAGTGAATGAACAATTATTCTATAATGTTACTGGTTCGAATCGTATCTCTCTGGATTCTATTGGTATGATCTCCAATTGGATGTTCTACTTTCAGAGAAGTGACGCCAATTTACGTAATGAATGGAGTAATTATACTAACTGGGCATATCGTTATTTACCACAAGATTTGATACAAGCATCAACTAACGGTGGATGGGCAGTTACACGATCAAATACTACAATAGATATAGGACCTGGTGTAAATACTGATGGATACTTGACGGGTTGGATGATTACTGGTAATTATAATTTTGAAAATGTAAAGAATATACTTGTTGGATTAGGTATATTGTTAGATGGGATCTATAGAGAGAATGTACAACCAGCAGGGGTATTCAACTATATAGAAAAATATACTCGCACAAGTGGTTCTGGAATAGATGGACTATATGTTTATAACTTCTGTATGAATTCATCAAATTTGACTTTACAACCGAGTGGTGCAATGAATATGAGTCGTTTTTCGAACATTGAACTGGAAATGATAACCATTACTCCACCAATTGACCCGAATGCTCAATCGCTAGCTATTTGCGATCCCCAAACGGGGAACTTAATCGGTATCAATAAACCAACTTGGCGAATATATGATTATAACTTCAATATGTATTTGTTTGAAGAGAGATATAATGTAGTTAACTTCATTGGTGGAAATTGTGGACTTTTATATGCGACTTAATCAGAGAAATCATCATAGATTTAAAGAGTCGCATTGGCAGGGAGTGGTCCAGTATCGACGAATTCGCCAGTTAATGTAGGACGTGATGGATATTTCGGCAATGAATTAATAATTTGGAATTGTGGATTATATCGCGTCTCATAGAGTCGCTGTCCTTCATCAAATGTTCGTCTCCAAGTATTGACTCCTTTACTATAATTTGGAGGAGGTGTATTAGGACCCTTCATTTTAAAAGCATGTGTGCCAATATCTGTCGTCAATACAGAAAAAACTGGGGTCATTGCATCTGACAATTTACCCGCATCATTATATCCTGATACTTCTGTCGTTAATGATGAAGGAGGTGTAACTGGTGGTGCACATCCATAGCAATCTGGATCAGACGAGCATTGTTCGCCTGTAATTGAACATATCGCCTGTGGGCCACAGAAATTGGAACATGATGTTGTCGTATTAATAGGGAGATCAACTGAATAACTTGTATTTGTATTACGATATCCTTCTTTCAAATCTAATCCAACCCAAATGATATAAATACCGATACTGACCCATAGTATACACCATAAACATTTGGATATAGTAAATTTACTGTTTTGCTTATTCATATTATCTAATTAGATAATATAAATTATATGAATAGTAAAATGACGCGTTAAAACTTATATACGAATGAAACATTATCCTTGAGTTCTTCTATAGTGTCTGCATTGACATAAGTGCATGCACTTCGTATTCCACCGAGCATATCCTTTATAGTATCCTCAATTGCACCTTTATATGGAACTCTCAATACATCACCTTCAGAAGAACGATAATCCGCCATTTTACCACTACCATATTTTTCCATAGCATGTTTTGAACTCATTCCATAAAACTCTTTATATTTCTGTAAGACCTTTTTATTACCAAATTCATCTTGAACCCAGTTTTCGACAACAACGCCGGCATTCTCGTCATGGCCAGATAAATAACCACCAATCATTACAAAATCGGCACCTCCACCAAGTGCTTTTACTATATCACCGGGTGAACGAATACCTCCGTCAGACACAATACAACCTTCTTTAGAACAATCGAAAATAGCAGACAGTTGAGGAATACCAACACCAGTTTGTCTTCTTGTCAAACACGCCATTCCTGATCCAATACCAATTTTGACAATATTAATACCTGCACATAACAGCTTCCTTGTTAAGTCAGAAGTACAAACATTTCCAGCAATAATAATTTTATCTGGAAATCGGTTTCTCACTTTACAACAATACTCAAAGAAAGAAGAGATATAACCATTCGCAATATCAATACATATCCATTTACAATCAGTATATTCAACAATTTCAATTAAATTATCATAATCGGTATCCGAAATACCAGTTGTCACCATGAAATAATCATTATGTAAATATTCTTCATTTTGCTTATAATCATCGATCGTATAATGCTTATTTAAAGCAGTCAACATATTATATTTTGCAAGTTCATGATGAACGTGAAATGTTCCAATTGTATCCATATTTGATGCAATGATCGGTATACCTTGCCATACTATTTTCTCTCCATTTTGCCCAGTAAATTCAAACTTTCTTGTAAGAGAGACAAAAGAACGGCTATTTATACTGCTTTCCTTAGGTATAATCATGACATCGTCAAATTCATAGACATTAAATTGTTTCATTGAACTAGTTACAAGTAAGTATTTATATTATTTCGATTAAATTATTATATTTATAATTATAATGTCATCAACCGATACAGATACGGATGAAATAACTAAAAAAAAAGAAGAAAAGGCAGAAGGTAATGTTTATGTTAAAGTAAGTGAATATATAGTATCTTGTTTGACACAAATAGCATTCTTTATGCTATATTTATTGATATTTGGTTCTATAACTCTATTCAATTGTAAAATAGCACAATCTGGAATATTATCCAAGTTAATGAGTAATGATAGTTATTGTAGTCCATTTATCAATAAAGCTGGCCCATTGAATTCAGATCATTCTGATCCAAAAGACTTGAAAAATGCTATATTTAGTTCTGCTAGAAATATGAAGACAGATGCCAATTATATTGCAACAGATCAAATATCATTTATTGATCAGAATTATAAATACGATATATGGGGTAAAATTATTTCATTTGACTATGTAGAAAATGTTATCAAAGGATTAGGAACAACACATGGAAGTTTTGTTAAAGCGATATTAGGTTATGATGTTGAAGAAAATATCATTATATTGAGAGATAGCTATGGTAATGAAACATATGCAGGTTTATTAAGTAGTTTTTACTCTATTGTCAGAAGTATTGTCTCTTATGATTTTGTTATTTTGAATAGTATATTTACAGTACTAAATTATTTACCAGAAGCATTACTATTTATTTTACCAGCAATGATACCTATATATTTTACAACAATATGTTATACTATCGGACAACTTATACTATTGTTTAATATTATTATTGCAGTTGTCTTTGTAATTATTCATTGGCTTCAATTTGTAAAATATATGTTTTTCTACTTTTGGAGTTTGACCAATGGTTGGCCAGTTTGGAAAGTTGTGCTTTTTGCTAGTAGTAGTTTTTTGATTTTATTCTTGTGTGCGTTGTTATTTGGTATTTTGGTATTAATTGTATTATTCATTTTTATATTTTGTTATTCGATTATTATATGGTTTATATCAAATCTTATTTTATTATATGTGGTAATTTGGCCAGCAGTAACGTTTAAGGCAAAAATGTATAAACTTGTTCATGCTAGAGACAATATTGATGCTACATCAAGTATTCAAGGCGATTTTACTTCACCAGATTCATTAGAACATGATATTAAAAAATTTTCTGTAAGAATTAATTCTAAAGATGAAAAAATAAATAATGATGATAAATTAACATTTATGTCTTTTGAAAAAGAATATGGTATATGGACATTGTTTGTACAAAATTTATATTATAAAATGAACTGGATCGTATTAGCATTGACAATTATTATGTTAATTAATGTTGGAGTTAATTTTAGTGTATCTGGTATAAATGTTATATTAATTATTATCTTTTTTATTTTTGTATTAACAATCACTTCTCGAAATGAAAGAGTTAATGAATTACATACTGGTAAATTATTCGGTGTTCATAAATATGTCATTGATGATATGATTGTAGAAGGTATGATACCAATAACGAGCGATTATACTGCACCTTATTCTGATAATTATAAGTGTGTTAATAATTATAAAGTTGATGGATTTGTTCCTTCTCATATAACGAATGAAGTTATTCCTCTTAATCAGACAATAGATTCAATGATTTCTTCTCAGTTGGGTGTGAGTAGTGAACTTACTGGTCAATTACATAATGTTGCTTCTGCTGCTGCTGCTAGTCCTTCTACTACTCCTTCTTCTGTTCCAACTCCATCTAATGACGCTTTTAATCCTTCTTCTCTTGACGCAGTTGGTTCTCCTCCTCCTTCTTCAGTTCCTGTTTATGTTCCTCCTAATGTTCAACCCCATGTTCCTTCTTCAGCTCCAGCTCCAACTAAATCTACCAATTAACATTAATTCAATAACTTAATTATTATATAAATAAATGAAATGTAATGATTCATATAATGTCAAATAAGAAGAATAAAAATAAGGGGTTTCCATTTGTAAGCATATGTACACCGACGTTTAATCGTAGACCTTTTTATGATATGATTATTCGCTGTTTTCTTTCTCAGACCTATCCAAGAGATAGAATGGAATGGATTATTATTGATGATGGAACCGATAAAATAGAAGATTTAGTGAAGCATATACCACAAGTTAAATATTATAAATATGATACTAAAATGACATTGGGAAAGAAACGTAATTTAATGCACGAAAAATCAAAAGGAGAATTTATCGTTTATATGGATGATGATGATTATTATCCTTCAGAGAGAGTATCTCACGCAGTCGAAACATTACAGAAAAACCCCCATGTACTTGCAGCAGGTTCGAGTGAAATGTATATATATTTTAAACATATCAATAAGATGTATCAATTTGGACCATATGGACCAAATCATGCAACGGCAGCGACATTTGCATTTCGACGCGAACTGTTAAAACAAACATCATATGATGAATTTGCCGCATTAGCAGAAGAAAAACATTTCTTAAAGGATTATACAATACCATTTGTTCAATTGGATTCATTAAAAACGATTCTAGTTTTCTCTCACGAACATAATTCATTTGATAAGAAGGAATTGCTAACTCAATCGGAAAATCAATATATGAAGGTATCGACACGAACGATCAATGAATTCATTCAAGACAAAGAAACAATCTCTTTTTTTCTTGATAAAATAGATGACGCGTTAAAGTCGTATGAACTAGGTAAGTTGGAACATAAACCAGAAGTAATCAGACAAATTGTTGAGATGAAAGAAAAAAGAAATGCAATTATTCAGCAGCAAATGATTCAGCATTTAAACGATTTAAATGGTGTAAATCAACAAATACAGAAAATAGTAGGAGAACATACCCAATTAATACAGATATTAATGAAAGATAACGTGGAAATGAAGAAGCGCATATGTGTTCTAGAAGAAATACTTAAAAAATCCGTTTAAAGACGAATTTTTATAATAGAATAATAACCGAGCAATGCCTGAACGTGAATACTACGATGACCTTATTTCTAATTCATCCGAACCAATTAATAATTATGTATCTGTTGATAAGAAGACTCATACATATACAATAAAAGTATTTGATGAAAAGAGACAACAAACTTTTAATAAAAATGTCAAATGTTATTCATCTGGTGATGTCGGTTGTGTAATTCGAAATGCTCAATACGGTAATAGTTACAAGTATTACTTGTCTAGGGAAAGTGGGTCATATATTATGGCTAACGGTATAAATCATTATTCAACTGAAGATAACAGGAAGGCTATTAGTCATCTTGTTGGGTCAGGTGAAGAAGACTTGTATTTCAAAATCAAGATGCCAACGATTGTTTCAAAGTCTGGAGAAAAGATATCTGCCACTTTGTTTTATAATAATCCAAATCAATGTGAACGCCATCTAAATATTGAAATCGCAGATGAAACTAAAAGAGAATGGAATGAAAAGAGAATGGATAGATTAATGAATTACAAATACAAATTCTTGTTTAAGGAAGAACTTGAATCGAGCATGTTTATCAATGATCATGAAGGACAAAGTGTTGTTGTAAAATAATTTATAAAATAATATAAAGTATTTATATAATAATAGATAATATGAAATTATTTATTATTATGTGCTCTTTCATCGGTTTATTGATGAGTGATGGATTCTTTATCAATCATCATCCTGTTTCGCGTTCATTGTCAAAGAGAAAATCTATACAATTACAACCGTATTTAACAAATGGGAATACATTTGGAACAGAGTTTGATTTAGATATACCTGACGATGAAAAAGCAGGTCGATGTGATATTGAAGAAATAAATACAAATATTCCAATTATCATTAACAATAATGGGAATCATACTGCGATTGTGAATGCGAATGCTACAGTAAAATATTATAAAAACCTGCGGGCGTATAATTTATTAACTCGATTAATATCAAATCTTGTTATCGAACGTTCATACATTGAAGATGAAATGACAACGTTAGATCTTGATTATGAGCTTGATCTTGATATTGATTTGTTTTATAAAACAATGATATAATGTTCATTGTTCGTTGTTCGTTCTTCATTTAATTATTATCAAATAATAATAATTAAAATACACTTTCATCCAATACAGATATTTCATCATCGCTCACTTTTGTCTCTTCATTGATTAATGTCTCAATCACACCAACTGCATTTTCGGTAGTATACTTATCTAAAAATCGAAATAATCGATTAATATCCAATTTGGTAATATCACTGTTTTCAAATAATGCGTAAATTTCACTATCCTTATATTTTTCTTTTAAGCAAAAGAAAAAAGAGAACAAATCTTTTTGATCCATATTTAAAATTTGACACAAATTTTGTATAAAAATAATATTATTATATTCTGTAGAATATTTTGTCAGAACTTTAGTAAATCGAATATTTGTATCATCAGTATAACTATCATTACCAGTATTGCGATTGTATTCATGAAATAATTTATTATTATAAAATGTTTTAAGGAGAGAAGTCATTTCATTGAATTGCCATATTTGTTTTTGAAAAGTGATTCGATCAATATAATCAGAGAAGCAGATATTATTCAATATCTTTAAATAAAATGGAATACTTATAATAGTCGGTTCTTTTTGAATATGATTAATTACATTTTCATGCCACAGCAGTCCTATAATTGTTCTGTCTGTATCATTAATTAAATGGATATGATCATATATCGAAAAATTATTGGAAAACAACTTATTAGTGATTTGCTTTGTATTATCATTAAATGACTTTTGTTGAAAAATATTATAAAATAATTTATCCCTCAATATTTCGGGAGTATTATTATATATATCATGTATATTTACCAACTTCTTCAAATCATTTTGTATAAAATGGCATATATTCGATTTCAATGATTCATTAATTTCCGGCATAAGGAGAGAAATAATATGACTGATTTGTGCGGATGTGGGTGGTTTGAGTTCTAATACATTACATACCTTCATCAGTTCTTTGATTTTTTTATCGATTTGATAATTACCTATACAGATAATAGGATTGCGAGTTTGTTCTTCTAACTTTTGTTTCTTTGTCTTTTTTGGACGAATGATTTTAATGAGAGAATTAATACCACCTTTATCGCCATTATTCATTCCATCGATTTCATCCATCACAATTGCAATCTTCTTTACCTTATTATGAAACATACTCATAATATTTTTATCAGACATATTATGATGAGCAATATTTTCAATGACCGCTTTATTGCGGATATCACTTGCATCGTATTTCACAATATCATAGTTCATCTGTTTTAGAATATCAAACACAAATGCGGTTTTACCTATTCCTGAACTACCATATACATATATATTTCGTTTGATAGACATATCTTGTTTATTTTCTTCAAATTGACGTAATATATGTTTCATAGCATTTTCTTCATTTGTTCTGTTAAGTATTTCATTTAAATTGAGACTATCCATTATTATTTAATATATATTCTTTTATATAACTTACTCTTTAGTATTAAGTGATTACTAAGTCGAATTATTCGAAGAATCGCATGGATTAGCTACGCCATATGTAATACCATCCCAAGCAACATCACATGTGTTCTTTGCCCACAAATATTTTTGGCAGTTACCAGTTGTTCCAGCCCATTCTCCTTGTGTGAAATCAGGAGCAGTTCCACACTTACCTAAACCTAAACTTTCTTTAGGATTAATACATTGCGCACCATTGCCAGAAAGATCTAACCAGTAATCTGGACAACTCGGTATAATAGGAGGCCATGTTTGATTAGAATTAGCGTTAAAGAGGACATATGAAAGTATTATAATAATAATAATAAATAATATTCCCGCAATAGTAAGCGTCAATCGCTGAAAGTTCGCCATTTGTATTATTACTATATTTTTTTTATTGTTATTATACATTAATGCATAAACCTTTTCAAACTAAAAGAACAAATGGTCGAGTTAATATTCTATCATGTGAACCACCTGATATATTAGACCGTTTTCAAATGTATGATAAAATACCAATAAATCAATGTTCTACATTTAGAAATCCTACTGAAGGTATATGGAATCATACAGAACTATCAGATGTATTTTTTTCAGGTAAAAATATATGTTCCATTCAAAATGGAATCCGCAGTGGCGTATATGAAAAATCGAGTGGTAAGTTTATTATTTCAAATCAAGATGAAGATACATTAAAAATAATTATGCGTTCAATCTTTCTACAAAGTTCAGTCAATCTCTCTTCTCATATCAGAGAACAAGTCGAACAATTGAATCAGTTGGTTCTCGACTATTGCGTTCCGCAGGTTTTTGGAGAAGCAAAAGGATATAAAAAATATCTGGTTGATGCGTCTACAATGTATAATCCATTACCGCCTCCAGTTTTAGCAACTAATAATGATAAACAATTGATCATGCATAACTGGTTTTAACGCAGTGTATATTACGCATATATATATTATAAGATTACTTAAAGACCGCCAATCGGCCAGCAAAATAATATAGTCATATATTATTATGCAACAATACGGCGGTAGTTCGAATACTTTCATGAACGAAATTTTTGGTCCTCTCCCAAAACAATATTGTCTATATTTTTATCTTCTCTCTATCATCGGGTTCTCTATTTTCGTATTTATTGTTTTGTATTTCTTATATGTCATTCTCATCGGCGGTAAAAAATTAGATCCATCTTTTTATGTTATGGCAACATCTATGAGTATTAGTTATCTTCTCATTTATTTCACATATAGACTATTATATTCAATGTGTGCTAATTCACTCCATTAATTTAGGAACCACCTTTTTCGCCTTTTTTTTAGGCACTGTAGGCATAGTATCATGCATTCTCTCTTTCTCTTCTTTAAACAGAAGATATTCTTCTTCTAATGTTGTTAACTCGGTTAACCACATTTCCTCTGGCGACGTCTTTTGAATAATATCCAACTCTTTCACTTTCTTTCGATGTTCTTTCTGTAATTTAGCAACATTCTCTTCTGTCACACTATCCATCGGCATCTTCGTCAAATATTTGTAATCCATATCAGCAGCATCTATCTTATCATACCCTTTTTCTGTCAACAACTGACTCACTTCTTCTCTCTTCTTCTTTCTCAGATCTATTGTTCCTTCCAAATTTTCTTGAATATATTTTGTCTTATTTGATAGCAGTAATAATTCTTTCGATATTGCACTGATCATATACTCCTTACGGACCGAATACAACTCTAATCTCTTCACAAAGTAGTCATCAATTATCTCCGGAACAGAATGATACTTCTTTAACTTGTCATTCGCATCAAAGAGATGCATATTTGTCGTTGTCAATGTTGTCGTCAGTTTGAATAACTTATGGACTCCATCACAACCCAATATTGTTTGAGTTGTCGACAATAACTCATCCAATTTACCCTTCTGTAATGTGATTATAAAGTCGATCGTAGTGTCCTTACTCATATCATCATAATCTTTGATTACCGATGGCATCTTCTTCCCTGTCTTGGGATCCACCATATCAACCAACTCTTCTAAATATTCTTTGAAACTATTCGTCCATGTTCCAACTGGCAACTCCGTAATACGAATCTTGTCTACGCCTACTGTTTCATATCGCCCTTTTATGAGAAACTGATCTTCTTTCAATGAAGAAATTTCACCAGTAAACCCATCATAATAAGGAATAAATAGTGAATCATATGTTTCACTATTCAACTTACATTTCAAATATCGAATAATATCAATTGGATTATAACACAGAATATTTGTGCTGAATCCTGTGCCAATACCCTTTGATCCATTCACCAAGACCATTGGAATAATCGGTGCATAATATACGGGTTCAACTGGTGTTCCATCATCATTCAAATAAGAGAGAATGGGATCATCCTTTTCAGGGAAGATACATCTGGTCACTTTCGATAGCTGAGTAAAGATATATCTCTCTGATGCTGCATCTTGTCCACCCATCAACCGAGTCCCCATCTGCCCATTCGGCATAAACAAATTGATGTTATTAGAACCAACGAAATTTTGTGCCATTCCAATAATGGCTCCATTTAGTGATGCCTCTCCATGATGATAGCAGGAATGCTCTGATACATATCCAGAGAATTGCGCAACCTTGATTTCCGTCGTCAATCCCTTTTTGAAAGCAGAATATAATATCTTGCGAAGACTGATCTTGAGACCATCCATCAAATTAGGAATACTTCTGTCACAATCATATTTTGAAAAGTGAATCAGTTCTTTATGAATAAACTCTTCATATCGAATCGAAGTATGACTCGTATCCAAATACAATTTGCGATCATAATTGCGTAACCAATCCTTTCTGTCATCCGCTCTCTTTTTATTGAAAACCATATCAATCGCATCATCACTTTCTTGTCCTCCATGTTCGAATCCTACAATCTTTTTCTCTTTAAAATATTCACGAAACTCTTTTCCTGTACTCGTTCCCAAACCTTTATAATATTTGATCTTCCATGAAGCATAATCAGCTGTCTCTTTCCATGATTCATATTCACCTTCATTGTAAAATGCCACCTCTCTTGTCCCTTTACGGGCTTTCAATATAGGCGTGCTCATAAAACCAATGAACCCAAGAATCTTTGCCAAAGAAGGCCATTCTGATTGGAACAAATTGATACCGAGTCCCTTGATATGATTACCATCCAAATCTGCATCACACATAAACATTACTTTGCTGTATCTCAAATACTTGTGAACATCTTCAATCGTCTCATATTCACGATCCATCTCCAAACCAAGAATCTTCTTTATATCAGCAATCTCTTTATTATCAGCAATCTTCTTCTTCAATTCACCGCGGACATTCATGATTTTTCCCTTCATTGGATAGACACCAATAATGTTTCTGTCCTCCGAAGATAGACCCGATACAATTCCAGCTTTGGCAGAATCACCTTCACAGAAGATTATCATTGTCTGTGATGACTTTTCTGTTCCAGCCCAATTCGCATCGATCAATTTCGGTATTCCACGCACATTTTTCGTTTTTTGTCCATCCATCTTCTTTACTGCTTTCGTCTCTTTCAGTTCAGTGATAGCACAAGCCGCATCCATTATACCCATCTTTGCTATCTTTTCAATGAATTTCTCTGAGACTTGGCATGATGATCCAAATTTATTCGATGGTGTATTCATATAGTCCTTTGTCTGACTATCAAATGCTGGATTCTCAATATCACATCGCAAGAAGAGAATAATCTGTTCTTTGATACTTGTCATATTCACTTTTATTTTCTTTTTCTTTTCAATGAATTCAACCAGTTTTCTGGTGATTTGTCCAAGAATATATTCGACATGTTTGCCTCCCTTGGAGGTATGAATTCCATTGACAAAACTCACTTGAATAAATTCATGCGTTGAAGACATAGCAACTGCATATTCCCATCGTTCATTCGCAGACTCATATGCTCTCGCGGAATCTTCTTTGGTACCGATATACAAATCAATATACTGCGCAAAGTTTTTGATTGGGATAAATTGCGAATTATACCGGACTTTCATCGATTTATCTGTTATCGCAGCAACATCATAGACTCGCTTTTTAAAGAGATCAACCATGTCGGTTGTTAGACCTTCAATCCCGAAACGAGCATAATCCGGACGGAAAGTGATCTTCGTATATGGTTTTCCTTTCCATTTTATAATTGTCGGTGGACAAATGACATCCAAGTTATCCTTGAACTCTTGGGTATATTTCAGTCCACGAACATGATCAACTGTTTCAATTGAACCAAATGTTGACCAAATGAGAACCAATTTGAAACCGAACCCATTTTTACCTCCCACAATTTTCTTCTCTGATTTATCGTAATTGGTTGAAGTTCTCAGATGTCCAAATATCATCTCTGGAATCCAAATCTTCGTTTCTGGATGTTCAGCAACATCGATTCCATTGCCATCATTCATCATTGTAATCGTCCCAGTTGTTTCATCGATTGTTATATCGATATAAGTCACTGGAAGCGAATTGACATTACCATCTTCAACTGCTTTTTCCATGCGAATTGCGTGATCACGACAATTGACAATCCCTTCATCAAAGAGTTTGAATAATGCAGGAATATATTGAATGTTTCTCTCTTCAATACGAGGTTGCCCTTGTTCTGGAGAAGAGAGAACATATAAATCCGATTCAATAATATCAACAGCCCCAATATAGGTATCTGGATTATCCAGAATATGCTGTTTATCAGTCTTTTGCTGATATTTTGTGGCAAGAATTGATTCGTTCATTGTGCTCATTGTTTTTACTTAGTTATAATGAAGCAGTCTATTTAAATTGAGTTCAATTTTATTATTCTCAGCATATACTATAAGTATTATGTCGCGTATAGATATTGGATTGAAAGATAATTATGAAATTCTTGAAAAAACAAAAGTTAATGACAGAAGAATAATTCAGCTTATTATAGGATCATGTCGAACCTATTTTTACGATGATTCTAATGTTGATTATAAATATATTCTGTTCTCACGTAAAATGAATGAACATAAACGATATCGTTTAATAGGAATATATAATGATATTGATGAAACGGATCCTGCTTATATAGAAATTAGTGAAAATATGGATAGCACTGCAAAAGTTCTTGCATCGATAATTAAAAAATATCATGTAAAGAAGATTGACCTCGACCGTTTATTTTATAACAAACCAGGATGTGGCGAACCATTGGATCTGACAAAAGCAAACGACCTACTTCGAACATTAAATCATGTAATAAGTAAAGAATGTCGCGATATTCGATTAAATTTGGATTACGTGTATAATATGAAAAATAAAGTCGTATCGTTCACTAATGCTTCAAACTATCTAGTTCTCTGTCTATATTACAAAGAGGATTGTATATCATCTATTGAAATAGTGGAAAAAAAACAACCTGGTTTACTTGAAATTAATTCAAAGACAGAAACTATACATGAAGGTAAAAAGTATAATAAATTGTTGCGTGCAGTTGCTATCATGATAGCAGGATTATTAGTTCCTGATGCGTCCTATGTTTCTAGCGTTGCTGTCAATCCTATTTCTGCGTGGTTATTAGTAAACTCATTTAATGGAATTATTCAACAAACAGAAGATAATGAAGAGTATTTTGCTTATATAAAAGAAACATATGGTGATGCTCCACCTCCAAAAATTACATTTAAAATGCTACAGGACTTTTATAATAAGTATACTGGTATTTATGTAGATGTCGAAATGAAACCAGACAATTTAGTAAATGCATCAATGCAGTTCGTTAAAATTGTCAATGAGATGGTATGTGAAAGAAGAACTACAAGGTCAAAGTCAAAGTCAAAATCATCCAGTCCAACTTCAAAAACGAGAAGATCGAGATCACCAAGTCCACGTTCCAGTCCAACTTCAAAAACAAGAAGATCAAAATCAAAATCGAAATCACCGAAATAAATAATATAAACTTAATATATGTCATCGACAATTGATATTAGTTCAAGTAAAGACTACCAAGTAAGAGAGAAAACAAACGTGAATGATCAAGGAATTATTCAACTTGTCATCGATGATTGCCACACATACTTCTATGATGAAAATTATGAATATATTGTATTACTTCGTAAAATAGGTAATACAAAGTTTTATAATTATACTCTTATTAAAATACGTGGTGAGTTAAATGAAGATGATCCTATTTATCTTGAACTTCTCGAAAATATTAATAATGATAGTAAAAGAAACAGTATAATAAAATCAAAACAAAATAAAATAAAGAAAATAGATGTTGATGGTTTACTAAAAAATCCTCATAAATCTTGTAGTAAACGTCTTGATCTCACTCTTGCGAGAGAAATGCTCGATACTTTAAATGTATTAATCCGCGAAAAAGGTGGATGTGAAGACTTGCGATTAAATTTGGATTATATTTATGATATGACAGGAGATGTTGCGTTATTTAGCGAACCTGCTTACAATAATTCACCGACTGAATTAATCCTTTGTTTATATTATAAAAATGTATGTGTATCATCAATTGAAATATTAAGAAGCAAACAAGAAGACATGTTAGAAATTAATTCGAAAACTTTTAAAGAATATGAAGGTAGAAAATATAACAAATTGTTACGAGCAGTTGCGATCATGATAGCAAAGAAATTACTTCCTCATTGTTCTAGAGTTGCAAGTGATGCACAGAATAAGATATCTGCTATATTGTTGCTGTTTAGTTTTAAAGGACATCTTCCACATAATGACAAAAATGATGATTATTATCGTTTTATAGAAAAAAAATATCCGGGCCAAGAACCAAAAATAACACCCAATATATTAGAAGACTTCTATAAGTTAGGATACGAATTGAATGTAGAAGTTGAATTAACTAGCAAAAATATACAAAATGCAACGAAACAGTTTACTATTGTGAAAGATACAATGAATGCTCGGTGTATAACTGAGAGAAAACGCACTTCTGCTGCTAAAAGAATTCAGAGAACGATTCGCACAAGGTTACGTCCTATAGTAAGACGACGTACCAGATCAAAGACTCCTGGAAGGTCGACCTCGCGTGGAAGATCAACAAGAAGAACAGGATCGAAATCTCCTGGAAGGTCGACCTCGCGTGGAAGATCAACAAGAAGAACTACTTCGCGTGGAAGATCACTATCAGTTAAGAAATAACTTCTGCCTCTTTAAGTTCTTCTTGAATATATTGCGTCAACAATTTGACCGTCTTGTATTTGTATTTTTTATTGTTTTTCTCTGATCTTTCAACCTTCCATTCTCTCTTTTGTATTAAGATCTACATTTATTGAATGGATTTTAATAGGTCTTATCGATTCTATATCATACTTATCCAGTGTTAACGATTTACTCGATTTTTCAATACAATATATAAATATTATAATACATGTTATAATATATGAAAAATAATACACAAAGAACACAAAGAACATGTTGTGGTTTAGCAAGTAAACTGAAGGTAATTAATAATTCGAATCAATCTGTCATACCTGAAAATACTCAAGTAGACAGAGCAGTTAATACTATCCTTTTTGTCCCTGGCGGACGTACACAATATGGTAATCGATCTGCACGATCACTTACACGCATTGCTTTTTTAGGAAGATTAGAAGGTCAGCCTGGAGGAACACTTGGAGCACTAAAAAACAAGTTTTAGAAGTTTTAGAAGGTAAAATTATAAAATAGTATTATTTCATTGCGTTATTTAGCAAATTGTCACATATAATAATTTTTTCTTTTTATTATATATGACACGTTATAAAAAAGACAATAGTGGGAATTATATTATACATGGACATAAATATGAGAAGTTGGAAGGATCTCGTGCACAAGTTGTTCATGGAACCGCATTTAAAACTAGCGGCGAATTGACAAAGAAGGACCTTTTACAGAATAAAAATGGACGTATTGTTAGTCGAAAAAAGCACGTTTTAGCGAAAAAAGAGAAGCGTCTTGTTAAGGCAGGTTATGGAACAAGAAAGGGACATTTCGGTGCTGTGCGATTATCTGGACATCATTCGAGTTCTTCAAGACGATCTTCTAATAAACGACGAACTAAAGGACACGGGCGACGCGGACGCAAAATGCGCGGCGGAGGAGGGGGAGTTGTAGCGTATAATTCTGGAGGTCCACCATCAACCGCATTTTCTTCTGTCCCATCAAATGTTACAAACATGAGTAATGCATCTACTTTTAATTAAAATAATATATAAAATATTATATTATATTATAAATGCCAAAAATTGTCAGTTCTACAAGACAAAAACGATATAATTCCAATAGAAGAAGATCTCATTGTGTAAAACAAACGAAGACTCATTGTAATATGATTAGCAGTTGTTTGTGGACAAAAGGAAAACGACACTATTGTCGCCGAGGTAAAAAGACTAGAAGAGCATCTCGTTCTCTCAGTTCTGCACGTAGAAAATTTCAAAAGTGGAAAGCATCTCTATAAAACAAAGTTGATTTTTTAATGAAATATACAATTACTTCCATGATTATTATGCTTTGCTAAAATTCCATTAGGACAACACCCATATCTTGTTCCAGAACAACCTCCAGACATTTGTGGCTGCGGTGGTTGTGGTTGGGGTGGATATTTGGGATGTTTTATATGAATTATTAAAACTAGTAAAATAACAAGTATTAAAATCACAATTAATACAACTCCTATTGTTTCATTATCCATATAATATACTCAATATTATATTGATAGATATCATGATTTAAATATTTAAAGATTTAAATACTTAAATTAGATATAATAATGTCACAACAACAATCCAATTCAAATGTTTTAACGATTAAAACCGTTCAAATAGCCCCATTTAGAACACTCATGACTGCATTGAAAGATATCTTATTAGAAACAAATATTACTTTTCAGGCAGATGGTATACGCATTATTAATATGGATAAATCACATACTATTTTGGCGCATTTGATTCTCTCTTCTCAGAATTTTGAGTTTTATGAATGTAAAAAAGAGAAAATTGTGATTGGTGTAAATATGTTTCATCTGTTTAAACTCATCAACTCGATAGACAATAATGATACATTAACAATATATATTGAAAACGCAGACTACGTAGATGGTATTGTCTCTCATTTGGCACTGAAATTTGAAAATGGAGATATTAAACAATGTAAAACACAGAAATTGAGACTTATTGAACCTGATCAAGAAGAACTAGAATATCCTGATGTCAAATTCTCTTCTGTCATTAATCTACCTTCTGCTGATTTTCAAAAAATTATTCGTGACTTGTCTTGTATCTCTGACAAACTGGAGATCAAATCGGTTGGCAATGAACTCATATTTAAATGTTCTGGACAATTCGCTTCGGCAGAAATCCATCGCGCAGAATCAGATGGTAGTATGGAATTTATTGTCAAACAAGATACTTCGAAAATAATTCAGGGAGAGTTTTCTCTGAAAAATCTGGGTTACTTCATTAAATGTACGAACTTGTGTTCTCAGATTGAAGTCTATCTAGAAAATGATTTGCCATTGGTTGTGAAATATAATGTCGCTAGTCTTGGTGAGATTAAACTTTGCTTAGCTCCATTGCCGTCATGTTAACATGATAAATAATACTACTATATTATAATAATATAAGTTTTCAAAATATTATAAAGTTATTTTGAAAACTTATAAGAAACATTCTAAAAAAGATAATATAAAATAACATTTTTGATTAATATAGATACATATAATATAATATATATATTATATGTATCAAGTATTTATATATTGTGGTGGTAAATGTGGAGGTTCTACTTTATGTACAACATTTAATAAAAATGAATATAATACAATACACGTACATAGTAGTATTACTTGGGTAAGTGTATCACAACGTGACCAAAGTATATATGAAGTCATTAATTCATCGCATCAACAATATAATCAAATTTTTATTATTGATAGTTATAGAAATCCAATTGAGAGAAAAATATCTAGTTTTTTTCAAAATATCACCATTCTTTTACCCGATTATAAAAATATGAATACACTTCAAATGATAGTCTGGTTTAATAGTAATTTTTTAAATGAAAATGAAAATTATCACCCATTAAACGAAGTACTTGCTCATTATAATGTTCCATTATTTACAACTTATGATTTCTATAACAAATATAATATAGTTACAACACCCGACAACAAAACATTTATAAAATTACGCTTTAAAGATATTAACTCGTGGGATACTATTTTGAGTAGAATATTTGATAAAAATATTATTGTACATCCTGATAATCTAACAGCAAATAAGGATACTTATGAATTATATACGCAATTTAAAAAATTATATAAATTACCCAAAACGTATATCCAAAATATAATAAATGATACAGAATTTAAAATATATAATACACCCGAAGAACAAGAAAAATATATAGAGTATTGGTCAAGTCATTCTTATTAGAATCAGAGAACAATGATCTATAAAATCTATAATAATCATATAATTTCTTTTGAATTGAATTATATGATTATAACTTATAATATTATAAATGGAATTTATTAAAGTGTTACTTAATTTGATTTATTCTATTGGATATTTCGGTGATTATATTATCTTTATTTTCGGTATTATTGTATTACTTTATTCAAATCCTATTATCGTTTGTATATCATTTATCATCTTTTTCTTTTTAGGCAAATATTTGGTCGATATCATTCGTAATATAATTAAACAAAAAAGACCAGAACGTCGTATCAAGTTTCTCACGGATGAATCCCCTACAACGAAATATGGTATGCCTTCTGGGCATAACGAATCAACTGGGTTTTCTACGATATTTATCTATTTGGCAACAAAGAAGTATCTATGGTTGATGTTGATAATCAGTGCAATCGTGGCATATCAACGATACAAGTTTCGAAATCATACTATCCCACAAATCATTTGTGGATATGGAATTGGATTATTATTGGGCTATTTGTCATTCATATTGACAAGGTGGATCGTCAAATTTTAATCATACATACAATCTTCTCAATAAATAGTATAATGTCGTATGATGAAGAAGAATATATTGATAGATTTTTTGATAGAAAACATTTTAATATAAGAAAAGATGATGATGAGATCATTTTTATTGAAGATAAAAATAATAAATTATGTTTAGAAATAATGATCCTAGAAGAAATTATCTTCATTCTCAATTTATCAAAATGTGATGCTGGACGAGGTCCCGAATTATTGAATAAAATGTTTCAGTTATCCAAATTACTCAAAAAACCAATTCATTTAACTGATGCGTCAGCCATTAAAAAATGTGGTATTTATATAAGTTTACGATGTTTACATATATTATCTTATGGAATATCTTGGTATAACACATTTGGATTTAAAAGTGAAAATCAAGAAGAAATTGATGAAATAAATCGTCGAATCATTCATCAACCATTGCGAACCTTTTTAGATTCTATCATACGTAAATCCCAAGAAATATATGATACTAGTATAAGAAATGTTTCTTCAAAAGAACGAGAGAAATTATTGAATGAATCAGAGAAAAATATATCTATGATTGAAGAAATCAGAGAAAAATATATTGATTTTATGGATGACACAACTGAACACTTTTTTCTGTATTGTACGAATCATATATTTAAAAGCGATGATTGCGATCAAATTAGATACTTAAATTGGTTACTAGAATATATTATTAAGATAAAAGCAATCGAAATTGGCGATGTTTTAGTAAGACCATATGATGAATTCAAGGGAGGAAGTAATAAGTATTTGAAATATTTTAAGAAAAGTAAAAGGCGATGCAAAAGAAATACAAAGCGGAGAATATTATCGAAAAGAAAAAGAGCAAATACTTATAAACGATGATTGACTGTATAATAATATGTTTATCCTACATATTTAATCTGTGTTAGACATTGGTCCATTGGTTTCATTTCTTTTGACTCTTTGACTCCGGTTATTCGATAAATGCCAAATTCCATAATTTCATCATTATCTGTTTCATCTAAAAAATCACGAATATCTAAGGTCATTGATACCATTTTTTTATTTTTCGATTGTGGATCGAAATAATATACTCTATTATTATATTTATATGCAATAATTGCATGACCATAAGTAAATACACCCTTCTTTGAAAAAAATATATTAAATAATGTTGCATGATTATCGGCTAAATTAGTATTAAAATAACCATCAATTGTATCTACATAACTATTCTCATAAGCAACATACTCAATATTTTGTTTCTTTAAATTAAATATATCTATAATATATTTTATTACTTCTTTATGCTCTACACCAGATTGTCCATATTTATTACACTGTAGTGAACTCGTTTTTGACATTTCACATGATCGTAGTCCTAATGCAAATAATGATTGGAAAACGCAATCTACTCTTGGCTTATCGCTTAAATTTACATATTTCGTAAATTGTTTCTTATCAAAATTAACTTGGAATAATTTGGAATTACCACGCATCATTATTTTATGTTTGTGATATTGGCGTGCATATTTTGTTCGAGGCGTTGATAATTCTTTCATTTTTCGATTTTCAGAAGAATTTGTCTGATTTGTTTTACCGTAACATATATTATTTGCACATCTTCTTGTTCCACGTTTACATCTTGGTTTTGAAGATGAACTTTTAATGGCCGATTTGGTCATACATTTTCCATTTATACATTTTCTAGTTCCATTTCCACAACGAGTTCTTGTAGTATTCATATAATATGATTATATATTATATAAATGACACATATTATGGAAAAAAATATGTGTCATTTATAATGATAAAGTAAATTATTTAGATCTTGTTACACTCAAATAAACAGAACTTCTCTATACTTCGATTTTTAATATAGAAACCATTATCTTCCAATAATTTTATCATTTTCGATGCTTCTTTGCCTTCAATAATATTATAACGATCGTAATTTTCTGACCATCGTTTTGTCGGTTCGATAATATACAGTTTACCATCAGTTTCTAATATCCGATTCGCTTCTTTGATATATTCTTCACAATTAGAACCCCACATTGCCAAAGAGAGAATACATATATCTACTGAATCTTCTTCCAAAGGAAGATTTGAAATATCACATTGAATCACATGTTCATTGGATGAAATGTGATCATAATTTGTGAAGTTAAATCGTGGATCTGCTTGATAATGTTGGGCAATTTGTGCTCTACCACATCCCATATCCACGACTTCTTTTGATCTCTTTGTTATTATTTTGTTGAGTTCTTTGATAATACGATTACGAGGGATCTCTTCTTCTGGAAAGGATTGCTCATTCTCTTCTGCGATTTCATGATATTTATGCCATAATTCTGGATTTTCTGTAAACTTATTACTAAGATTTTCCGATTTTAATCTCTTGTATTCTAGGTGTAAATCTGACAACTCGGAGTCAACTCTTGCTCTCTTTACAGAAGGGGATTCTATTATTTCTGGTGTTGCTATTACTGTTGCTGTGGCTGTTTGTAATTTCATCGACTTTTTCTTTATGGATTGTTTTGCTATTAGTTGATCTTTGTATTCTTCCAAGAACTCAGTCCATTGTTGGTATCTTTCTTCATCTTTCATACTAAGTTTTTTATTTTTATAATTATGTTGTTGATGATGTAACCATCCTCCTATTTTTTTTTCGGTTTCATTTTTTGAACTATGCGTAGGCTTTCTTTCATTCTCATCAATAAATGATTTCAATTCTATAAACTGTTTATTCCATAATTCATCCAAATCTTGGACATACTCGTTATATTCTTCCAAGAAATCAGTCCATTGTTGATATCTTTCTTCATATTTCATACCTTCTGTTTTTTTCTTATAATTTTGTTGTTGAGTTGATAACCACGAACCTAGTTTTTTTTCTGTTTCGTCTTTTGAAATTTGACATGGTGTTTTCTTATTTTCATCAATAAATATGTTCAATTCTATAAACTGTTTATTCCATAGTTCATCCAAATCTTGGACATACTCGTTATATTCTTCCAAGAAGTTGGTCCATTGTTGATATCTTTCTTCATTTTTCATTCCATATTTTTTATTTTTATAATTTTGTTGTTGATGATGTAACCATCCTCCTAATATTTTTTCGGTTTTATTTTTTGAATGTGTTGACGGTTTTCTTTTATTATCATCAATAAATGATTTCAGTTCTATAAAATTTTCGTTCCATACTTCATCATCGCTTTTAAAATACTCTTTATATTCTTCTAAGAAGTTGGTCCATTGTTGATATCGTTCTTGCTCCATTGTTTTCTTCTTATAATTTCGTTGTTGAGTTGACCACCAATAACTTAATCTTTTTTCTGTTTCATTTTTAGATTTTATTGTTGGGTTTCTCTCATTATCATCAATAAATTCTTTCAATTGTATAAAATTATTATTCCAATTATCGTCATCACTTTTAAAATATTCTTTATATTCTTCCAAGAACTCAGTCCATTCTTGGTATCTTTCTGGATATTTCATACCATCCGTTTTTTTCTTATAATTATTTTGTTGATGATGTAACCAACGACTTAATATTTTTTCAATTTCATCTTTAGATTTTATTGTTGGTCTTCTTTTATTCTCATCCATAAATGCTTTCAATTGTATAAACTGTTTATTCCAAATATCGTCATTACTCTTAAAATACTCTTTGTATTCTTCCAAGAACTCTGTCCATTCTTTGTATATTTCTTCATCTTTCATACATTGTGTTTTTTTCTTATAATTTTGTTTTTGAGTTGATAACCATTTTCCTATTTTTTTTTCAATTTCATCTTTTGAATTGTCAGTTGGTCTTCTTTTATTCTCATCCATAAATGCTTTCAATTGTATAAACTGTTTATTCCAAATATCGTCAAAATCTTTAAAATACGCTTTATATTCTTCCAAGAAATTAGTCCATTGTTGGTATCTTTCTTTATTTTTCATAAACAATTTTTTGTTTTTATAATCATTTTGTTGCTGCGATACCCATCGTCCTATTTTTTTTTCGGTTTCATTTTTTGAACTATGCGTAGGCTTTCTTTCATTCTCATCCATAAATGCTTTCAATTGTATAAACTGTTTATTCCAAATATCGTCAAAATCTTTAAAATATTCGTTGTATTCTTCCAATAAATTAGTCCATTGTTGGTATCTTTCTTTATTTTTCATAAACAATTTTTTATTTTTATAATTATATCGTTGATGCGATAACCATTTGTTTAATGTTTTTTCTGTTTTATTTTTTGAAGATTGATATGGAGTTCTCTCATTCTCGTCAATAAACTTCTTCAACTCTTCAAACTTTTCATTCCATGTATCAACAACTTCACAATCAATAACGCAACTACATATATCCTTTGTAATATCTCCAGTAATTTTCCACAGAACCCGAATATCATCATTGGTATGAACATTAATATTCATTTTCTTGCTTCTATCTGGAGCAGAAACAGATCCTTTACCCTTCTTTGTTCCTCTTTTCTCGATAATAGGTTGATAACATGTTTCATCTTCTTCTTCTGTTTTATATAGACGAATAATATCTTCACTTGTACCATTGTATTTCTCAATAGGATTCTCCAACGAGTCGGTATGGATCTCAACACAAACATCATTCTCTTCAGCAACACGCATAATCATGTCTTCATCAGTTTCATATTCTTCTTCATCAAAGCAAATATCTGTATCCAGAAGATACTCCATTGTCTCACAAAGATCGCCAACTGGGTCTTGAATTGCGTATCCTTGTCTCTCCAAGTTTCCACGAATCTCTTGTGGAGAGAAACTGTCTGGATAATGTAAGCAAATATCATATATATCTTCATCTTCTTGCTTTAACGCGCTCAATACGTTTAGAATGCCATTGAAGTTACCTCCACTCGTGTCATTCATATCCTGCCGAATCACTTCGTCGCATTTCTCTCTATCTCCTTCGCATTCCAAGTATTTAGTCTTATCAATCCAACAAGGAATCAAAATAGTCGAGTTTGCTCTGTTTTCACTGAAAACCTTTCTGACAATTCTACCAATATTTTGAATAATCTTCACATAAGAAGACTTTGGATCAACAAATACACACATATTTGCTTTCTTTGTATCAATGCCCTCACCAAGAGTTTCACATGAAGAAATAATAAATACTTTATCGTCTGGAGTTTCATCGAGGTTCTTCAATTCTTTTCTTCTCTCTTCAACGCTCTTTGAAGAAGTAAATCCTATCATTTTTATATTTTTTAATTTATATTTCTTCTTATTTGAAAATTCTGATTCCTGTATAATTCGAAATACAGCTTTGAACTTTGTTTCATCAACAAAGTTATTGACAGAAGTATCCCTTCCTGTGTTTACATCGGAATGAAAAGTCAATACTCTGCTGTTGCCAGTTGTAAGAATCGCACGAGCAATTGTTTCATAGCAATCTAAATTTGTATTATCAGTATACATATCAATCCTGATCTCAAATGGATTCAAATAGTCGTCAAACACACCCTTTAAGTAGGAATAATCATATACTAATTTACCACACATCCCATTGTCTGGTGTTTTTCTGTCATACATGATGATTCCATTAGCATTTTTAGGAGTTGCAGTAAAGAATATTTGTTTTTCACAAGCATCATTTTCAAAGATCAATTTTTGATATGTCTCTCCAACTGCGTGATGTGCTTCATCAAAGCAGCATACATTTATTTTTATCTCTCCCAAATTATCTAATAATACCTTGAAACTCTGGTAAGTAATACATATAATCTTATTAGAAGAACGAGACAGAAACTGTATAATTTCTTCAGGGTTGGTCGTGGAACCATCGTCAGAAGATATTTTACGAGTAATATCTTTTTTATCAGAAAGATAATCTGTTTCAAACTGATCTATTAAAGAGAGAGACGGAAATACATATACCAATAATGATTGGTTCTGTACAACTTGGCACTGACGCATCAATAATGATTTGCCACTACCACAGAACATTTTAACCAAACATTTATTATTTATTCGAAGTTCATTGAAAATCGAATTGTCTGCAGCTTCTTGATAATAGCGGAATGTCATTGTTTCTTTGTATAATGAATAGCTTATTATAATTTTAATTCAATTATTATAATATTAAAATTAACCCAAAATAATATAATCATTTGCGATTATATTATTTTAACAGTTGTTCATTATTTATTAATGCTATTTTGTAACTCTTCAAATAAATCTAAGTGTTGACTAAAAAACCTTACTAATAATGGAATACTAGTTGATTCGATATAATTTATGATATCGTGTATATTATTTTCCATTGGAATTCTATTATATTTTTTTCTAGAACCATGATTTCCAGCTATTTCTTGTTCAGTTTTTGGCAATAAACAATATTTAGATTTTTCAATAAAATGAACATTAATATTATGATTACGAGAATATAAATTAAATATATCATTGTAATATTTCAAATATTCATTATTATTCAATAATTGATTACCATGAATATCTATAAAATTACGATAATTTGTATTGTTACGGATTGTTAAATCAGTATTACATCCTTTATCTTCTATTTCTCTTGCATTTGTATCTAACATCAAGAGAAAAAATGTTTGTATTTTAATCATAATGGAACTCATTATGATTAAAATAACTAAGTAATTTTTAAACTATAATTTATTTTATTGATAAAATGCGAATTATTTAATACATATTATTTGATACATTCTACTTTTTCACCTTTACGGTTATATACCCAAATTTCACAATTATATCCTGCATCTTTACACGCATTTTGTTTTAAATCTATTGTTTCACGTCCTCTTGTAATTGTATAATCACTTTTAACTTCGATACATCTTTTTTGAGATGAAATAAATATATCTACAAAATATCTATGTCTTTTACTATCTACTCCATCATACCAAATCTCTGGGACATGTGATAACCCATTTAATATATTTTCTTCTGGTATATTTTCGGTATATAATAATTCATCTAATGCATAATTTTCATAACCTTGATGTTGAATAGTTTGTCCAGACGGAAATTTGTATTCTTTATATTTATAACCAGATATAAGTGCTTTTTGTAATATATCTGGATTTTGTGTTGCATGATATACTCCAAATTTGTTAAACATTGTAGTTTCTGCCTTTCTTCTTATTTCAGGAACACATGATACAAATTCAAAACCATATTTATTTATATTTGTTATTTTTGATTTATTTCTTATTTCTTCACTCTGAAATGAATGTTCAACGCCAAAATTTTTAAAACATGTTTGTTTTTTTAAAGATTTTATATCTTCATTTTGAGATGGATTTTCAAAACCAAATTTTTCTAAACAAGTTTTTTTTGATTTTTCTTTTATTGATGTATTTCGCAAAGCACAAGTATCACCATATTTTTCTAAACATGTATTTTTAATTTTAGTTTTTATATCTTCATTTTGAAATGGATTTTCAACTCCAAATTTTTCTAAACAAGTTTTTTTTGATTTTTCTTTTATTGATGTATTTCGCAAAGCACAAGTATCACCATATTTTTCTAAACATGTATTTTGAGATTTAGTTTGTATTTCAGCATTCTGACTTACATATCGAACCCCAAATTTTTCTAAACAAGTTGTTTCACGTTTTTTTATTGAAATCTGTTTTGAACATTTTTTACAATAATAACTATTAAATTTTACTAATGCTCTAAAGTTTTTTTCGAATGACTCATGACAATTGTCACCTTTACAATTTCCACAAATAATTGTATCTCTCGTTATTTTTTTCTCTTTACTATAATCTTTTTTTAATTTCAAACATTGTGTTTCACAAATCTGCTTTAAATATTCATAATTATATTGTTGTATGGTTTGTTTGGTAGCACTCATTGTTTGTTTCTTTGTATAATGAATAACTTATAATAATTTTAATTCAATTATTATAATATTAAAATTATATCCTAGTAATTTAATATATGCAGACCCGATACAATAGCGACGATTGTAGAATAGCAAAAAAATTACAAGAGATGACAGATCAAGGAAGATATATTTTGAATGTGCCTGGTTTAGGAGAGAACCCAGCCTATATTGAAGACCCACAAATACGCGCCCAGGGTTGGGGTGGTAATTTAAGAACGAATGTTTTTGAATTAGAAAATGAATTACGAGGAGTCAATCGACCTCTAAGTCGAGATTGTTTAGGAAAAGATGAATATCAGAGATTTGGACATCGGTCTGAACCAATTCAATATCCAACTAATACGAGCAATTTCACAGAAGAACCAAGGGCAACTCATCCTGCTTGGCAAGTTCGAGACTGTGAACAGGTAGATTGGTATTACCCACCACTCAATCCACAGGAGAATGTTTGCATTGGGTTCTTAAATAATATCAGTACTAGGATACTTGAGAAGGACTATTTCGTTGCGAAAGTCCCATGTAACTTATCGAATGATTATACAGCATTACCAACTTCTGTAATAAATAAAAGTAATATTCAAGATTCCAATTCATTTCAAAGAGTTAGATAATAGGATAAAGAGAGAAATAAATCATTTGTATATATAAATAATTTACAATCCAATCCAGTTTATTGCTTTAGCATTAATAAATAAATTGAATTGTAATTATAATAAATACTTTTTTACAAAGACAAACACAACATGGAGTTTATTCAAAACCTGATTCATAATTTGATACAATTATTTACCAAAAACAAAATGGTATTTATTCAAAAACGATTAAGAAATGGGGATGTTATAATACTACCTATTACAATTGAAGAAGCAACAAACTTAATTGAACAAAATGAAAAAGATGAAAAGAAAGAGAGAGAAAAAGAAGAATATGAAGAAATAGAAAGGAAAGAGAGAGAAAAAGAAGAATATGAAGAAAGAAGATATTTAACATTTTTACAAATAAGCAAATTAGCAACTCATGGTGGCCCAGTAAGCGAAATGTATCTAGAAGGAAATAGAAAGTATTTTGCTAATAAAAAACATACTTTTTATGGAGTATTATTTAAAAATACACATATATAAATAATATAAATTGGTACTTATTTACATTTATATTATTTTGATTTTCGATAATTTTTTTGAAGTTTTTTTATCGAACGAATAACATTATCCCAATCCTTTTCCCACATAACGACCAAATTATAGCCCAAATCTCTTATACATTGTTCTCTCTCTCTTGTGAGTTTATGAAGTTCTCCGTAATTTTTACCAAGATAATTATTCTCATCAGGATTACAACTTCTTGGGTCGCCGTGAAAGTTTGTTCCATGAAACTCATAAATAGTATTTGTTTCTTTACAATACCCATCTGCTTTATATTTTGTATTAGTTATCATATATTCTCCACTATTTTCCGCATGTTGAATTGTTATTTTATGATACGATGACATAAAATCCAAATATTTTACTGCTTTCATCGAATATCCACGTTTTGAACATTTTGGGCATCTACAACCACATAAATGATCTCCTGCAATTTGTATAAACTCGCCATGTATTTTACATATTATTGTTATTTTGTTGCGTCTTTTTGTATATTCAACTTTTGAATAATCATATACATTACCATGAATAGATATGGAATTTTCTATAAAATTAGTAGTTGTTAATTTTCGAGATAATGTAGTTTTAATAAAACCACATTGTAAACATCCATTACCTTGTAAATGACTGGTTGGTTGTTGTTTAAAAGAACCATGTATTTTACATATAATAATAACGTGTGTTTTACTATTTATATATTCTACTTTAGAATAATCATATTTGTCACAATGAGTTACTATTGCTTTATTAATAAACTCATTTTTTGATGACGTTATTGACTTTTGTGATTTTAATTTACCACATATTTGACAACCTGAACCCATTATGTGATTGGTTGGATTTTGTTCAAAATTGCCATGTATTTTACAAATTATCATAATTTTAGTAGAAGAGTTAATATATTTCGAATTTGAATAATTATATTTATTTCCATGTTTTGCTGTTGCTTTTTGAATAAATAATTCAGTCATAACTGTATAATGAATAAACTATTATAATTAATTAATTTCAATTATATTATAATTCATTTCAAATAGGTCGATAATAGGATAAAGAGAGAAATAAATCATTTGTATATATATTAATAATGGAATTTGCAATCCCGTTTATAGCACTTTCTGCAGCATTTGTAATTTCCAATCAAGAAACAAAAACGCAACAGAATTCACCAGAAGCACAAAATATAAGATTAAAGGGTGGATTAAAACGCATTCAAAAAGAAGAGTTTACGAATATGGGCGCCAAGGCGAATTATTTACCAAATACGAATATACAACCGCAAAATTATCCAGTCGTGAATCTAACAGAAATGAGCGATACTGTTCAAAAATATGCGAACCCAAATACAGCAACAGATAAATATTTCGATCAAACATATTATGAGAATAGAGAGAACGCAGGAAAGAAAGTAGGCAATAATCCACAAGAGGTCTATTCTTTAACAGGAAATTACTTGGACAGTAAAGAGTTTAAGCACAATAATATGGTTCCTTTCTATGGAGGAAAACTGAAAGGACAAGTCTATAAAATGAATACAAATGAGACTATTCTCGATAATATGAATGGTGTAGGAAGTCAAACGATTCAGAAGATTGAACAGGCACCGCTCTTTAAGCCAGAACAAGATATCAATTGGGCGAATGGGACACCGAATTGGTCTGACTTTTATCAATCACGAGTCAACCCTGGAATGAATAATGCGAATGTAAAACCCTTTGAGACGAAAAATGTGGGACCTGGATTAGGTAAAGGGTTTTCTTCGCATGGTAGTGGTGGATTCAATTCAGGTATGGAAGATCGTAATGCTTGGTTGCCGAAAACGGTTGATGAACTCCGTGTTTCTACAAATCCAAAAGTAGAATATACATATGACAACTTGGAAGGCCCGGCGAAATCCGCTGTTCAAAATCTCGGAATTTTAGGAAAAACAGAAAAATATCGACCAGATACATTTTTCATTCAAACACAGGATAGATGGCTCACCACAACAGGACAAGAAAAGGGACAAATGTTACAACCAATACAAGAGATCGCAGCAGAGACACATAGAAATAATACGACACAACATTATGCTGGAACGGCATCACATTTAAAGACGGGTAATTATGTGCCTGGTATAATTAAGCCGTCAAATAAGACGGAGGCGAAGACTCATGATATTGGTCATAGTACAGCAATGGGAAAAGGAACACATGAAGACAAGGAACGGCGTTTACAGAGTATAACAAATTATGAGAATAATCGTAGTTCTGGAATCCAACCAGATACATTTCGCAGTTCATTTAGTCATGCAATTGGTGCGGTTATCGCGCCTTTTATGGATGCTTTAAGACCGACAAGAAAAGAAGAGTATGGTGATAATTTACGCATTTACGGAGATGGTGGATCAAGAGTGCCAGCTCAATATGTAAAAAATCCCGGAGATGTACCTGCTGTAACAGTGAAAGATACAACTCTTTTCTCTCCCGACTTTTATATTGGAAATCAATCTTCAAGACAGCAGGTATTATATAATCAACAAGCGATAACGAATCAGAGAGATTCGACAACTTGTGGATACATAGGAAATGCAGCTTCTGCATTTAATGCACAGACATCTCAAGAAGCAAATATGCGACAGAATAATAATAATAATCTGGAATCAACTCAAATAACTTATACTCCAAATGGTGGAACACAGATTTTCAATCAACAAATGAATGTGAATATTCCTCGAATAGATACAGATAGAGAGAACCCGAGAATGTGGGTGCCAAATTGTTCAAATATTGCGCAATTACCGATGGGCAAAGAACAGTATGGTGAGATGAAAGGAAAGCAGTCGTATCAGGAAAATATTAATTTGGTTCGTAATGAACCAGATATTCTCCAAGCATTTAAGAGTAACCCATACACACAGAGCTTGTCTTCATGGGCGACAATATAAGAACTTCAATAAAATAATAAATTGATATACTTTATTATTTTATAAATTAATTTAAACCTTCAGAAAAACAAAGTTTTCAAACATGTGCGATCAAATGATTATTAAAAAAATCGAAAAACTACAAAAAATTCTCGATGAAGATGGGCCAGACCCAGATATTGAAGAGATGATTCGTTCTTTGACAAAAAAAATTACACAAGTTACGAATATTCCACCAAACGTTGTGGAAGAAAAAAACGATGATATAGAAGATGTTACAACTGCAGTTGAAGACGAAACTGAAGATGAAGACGAAGATGAAGATGATGAAGACGATTGTGATTCAACTGAAGAAGAGTCGATCGATGATATTTTAATTTCTGACATTGATAGTGTGGTGACAGATATACCATCTAATTATGAATATCGTGTTCAAGTCAAATATAATAGAGATCAATTAAAAGAGATTAATTTTGACAAATCCGAATTTAAGATACAACTCAAAAGATTGGTAAGGAAAAAGATCAATAGTATGTGGATAAATAAATTACACCCACTTCAAAAAGAATATGGTGAAAAAATTGCTCTCAAATATAATGACAAATCGATTGTCATTCAGCTGGTTATTGCGAGAACTCAAACCGGGAAAACAGGATGTATGATTGCTTTTGTGGATACTTTTATTAAGAATGAAAATATACCATATAACAACATATATGTTATAACTGGCATCTCTTCGAAAGATTGGAAAAAACAAATAAAGAGTCGTTTTCCAAAATGTATGGAAGACAGAATATTTCATAATAATGATATCGGGAAAACATTTAAAGAAGATGTGCGTGGAAAGAAAAACATTCTTGTTATGATAGATGAAGTTCATATGGCAGCAAGAGTTGGACAAACAATCAGTAACGTGTTAATAACACTTGGATGGAATCTCGACTACATGATGGAATATGATATCAAAATTGTTCAATTTTCAGCAACACCTGATGGATTACTGTTTGCTTTAAGAGATGCAAAATGGCCAGAAAAGCACTATTCTGTTACAGTCATGCCAAATGGAGAAGGATATTATGGAGCAAAAGAAATGCGTGCGAGAGGACAGATTAAACAGTATAAACCTGTTTGTGGAAATATTAATGATGGTGAACAACAAGGCAACATTGAAGAAATATATAATAATATTACAGAGAATCTCCGCGATATTCTCTCTTTTGATACACCAAAACACAATATATTCAGAGTAAAATGCGGAACAGCTGATTATGTTAAATATAATATCGTTCAAACGATTCGATCAAGGTTGACACGTGATGAACAAAATTGTTTCAATATTGAGTTCAGTGAATATACTCAAGATGGTGATATTGATGATATTGATAAACATATAGAAACCGTTCCTGAAAAACATACTTTTATCATAATCAAAGAAAAGTTGAAATGTTCCAATACATTAAAATATAAATGTAATATTGGTATTATGGTGGAAAGATGTGTCTTTACAATAAATGATTCATTTATTACCCAAGGATTACTTGGGAGATGTTGCGGTTATGGAGAACACAAAATCATTTGCTACACGAATATTCCGACAATTCAAAAGTATGAAGAGTTATTTGATGGTGGATTTACTAGAGAGACTCTTTCCAGAATAGGATGGAATAGTAATACCACAATTGAAACAAGTGAAGGAACAAAAACAATACAAGATACACATACTTCTGCAGAACAACTCATTACAAGTGTAGCAGAAGACATGCTGGCAATGCGTATCGAAAAACAAAGACTAAAAGAAGCAGACGTCTTGCGGAAAAAAGAGAATAAAATAAACAGAACAGAAAAGCTCAAGCGAGATGAAGAAAATACGTTTATTACGCAGCATTTTCCTTGTGAACCAAATGAAGCAAGTCTTCGATCAAAATTCCAAGAAGTCAAAGAACAACATCTTAGAGAAAAATTACATACATATAATTGGCAACCAAAGTTCCGTGAATATTTTCATGAAAGCAGGTTGATTTCTGGAAAATACAAATCTATTATAAGAAGTAAAACCCAAGTGAGAACGTATGAAGATATTAAAAAAGATAGAACATATGGACTTGCTAAAACTAGTAAAACATGTGCAAGACTTTATATCTGTTATCAAGGCGAACAGGTAGGTTTTGCGATTACATATTTGATTAATTTATAAATAAACTAAATGAAATGAAGTATTATAATATTTGAATGGGATATAAAATATATTTTTTTACATAAAAAAAAGGGGGAGAGTGTTAGTATTAGTTTGTAAAGAAGATTGATTGATTTGACTTACCTTTTGTTTGTTTTTCCGTCGCTACCCATTCCGGGCTTTATACTTACCTTTTTGAATTTTCTCTCCACATCCACTTGCTTTTGTTGCATTGCCCATGCCATTCTGTTCTTCTTCTTACTTTGTTGCCGCATCACGAAGCAAAGCTCCGCCGATTTTGCCGCACACCCATGTGCCGATGACCACCCACATTTGGGTGATTACAGATCCACCATTGGTAATGACCCATCGCATCGCTTGGCAATGAGGGGCAGGGGCAACAAAGGCCGACTTGATCAATCCCCAGACTGATAATTCCGCGCAGTAAACCGGATACAAGTTGGCTGCCGCAAAATGGAGCACGATCCAGCACAAATAGATTCCACTCACATTGATAATAAATTCCATCGCAATTTTAGCGTATTTGAGAAACGTTTGAAACATCATTGTTGTTTTTTTTAAATGCGTTACTCTTTAACTCCAAAAAGTAATTCAATTTTTTTGTGTTGAGTGTGATTTTTAAATAACTTAAAAAATGAAAATAAACATGAAAAACGAAACACGAAAAATTAAAGAACCATGATAGTTGGATAATGTTCACCCATTACACGATGGATGTCTTCTTGAGAAGCATCGTGGTTCAATGAAAATAATCCTTTGTTGTCTACTCGTATCTCTCTATATACAATAATTGGATTATTATTTGACATTTTCCAATAAATAATTTTATGTGCTCGGTTACTGGCATCATATCCCTTCTCTATTGCATATATATCCGAAATTGCTACAAAGATTGTATAATTATCTTCTAATTTTTCATAATAAATACAATCATCTGTTTCTGTAGTGTTTAAATTACAAGTCATAAATGCAAAATAACGGAGCGGTTTATTTAATCCACAATCTGGTTTTTTCGATCGAATCATTATTATTTGTTCTGTATTATCTACTGGTAAGATTAAATACCTTGCACTGTTATTTGTAAAATAGAGAGATAAATTTTGTTTACTGAAACAAAAACCATTAATAGACATATCAAGATTTTTCTTCTTCAAATTAATTAGTATTTTATATACATATGTTAAATATGCTGTATTTTGCTTTATAATATCAAACTGTATATGATTCTCATTGATTAATTCGTTCAATGTATTCGATGGATTATTTGAATAAATACGAACAATTGCGATACAATAATCTGTCGTTATATATTCAGTAGAATCTATATGATCATTATAATATTCCACAATTTTACCAGTATTATCATAAAAACTAATATTTAATAGATTATAATTTTCTCTCATTGCGAGATCAAAACTATGATAATCTATTTTCTGATTAGGAGGTAAAAATGTCATAATATAGAGAGAGTAATAATCAGGAAAAGCAATATTACCAGTGAATGGTGCGTTTGTACAAAAAGACATATTTTGTATAATATTCTTAAAAGATAAATGAATCAATGTATACTTGATAGCATAACTTCTGTAAATGACATAAAAACACAAATGAATAATATTTTCCATCCAAATAGTAAACATATTTTTAAAATACGATTTCATATAATATAAGTTTAACACCATACATTTATTATTTATGATGTTTATTATTAATTAAAAAAATAAATCATAGCCATATAAATATATGGAACAAGAAATTATTGAAGAAGTAAAGGTTGCTATAAATGAAAAAAAAACACCTAGACGTGCTACTAGTTTAGGTGGACAAATATACAGGACAGAAGAAATTAATCAAATTGTTGCAAAAACACAAAGAAATGTAAATCTCCTTGTCGAATATTTGGATATTATTCGTAATTATAGAGAACTTACACAAGAAATGCTTGATGTTATTACAACATTTGATGATCGTAGTAAAATGTTAATTATCATAGAATATAATACTTGTATGAACTCAATTCTACCCATACTAGAAGAATAAAAAATCCAGATTACACTGGAAATATATTTGGTTTTTATAATAATATTTTTCTGTGAATAATATTATTCTTTATCTGGGTGAAACTCATACTTTTCTTGTGCCCATTGGCGAATTTTGCTTTTGTAGTGTTTATTATAAGTTAGATTCAAATATTTTCCAATGTTATGTTCTAATGTATTATATTGAGAATAATAGAAATCGTGAGAAATCATGTTTCTTTCAAGATGTGACACAGAAGATAATAATCTGCCTCCTTCAATAAAGTAGTTTGGCAGAATAGATTCTTGTTCCACAAATTCACTGAAGAAAGAAGATTGTGGTATCAATGATGCCACGTATTTTTCCGGAAAGATATTCTTCCAAAACGAATAATCGTAAATGTCATAGTCACTCATTCTTTCTTTGCGAGATAACTCAAATAGAAACTTGAGAATATTCATCATATCTGTTTCGAATGATTCCTTTTCAAAGAGAACAGAATATGTATTGATCGTTGTCATTGTTGAACTCATAATGATTGCTTTGTTTTAGTGTTATTCTTTTTTCATAAAAAAAGTAAATCAATTTTTCCAACCTTCCCACTTCTCTTTTGCTCCACTTTAGAAAGTGGATTTACTTGGGTGAAAACCCATATTCATCTTGTGCCCATTGGCACATTTTATCCATATACAGAAGATGATACTTTAGAAACAAGTATGTGCCGATATTATTATCTTTTGAAATGTAAATATCATAGAAGTATCCATTTATATCCATTTGATTCACAAGAACCATAATATCTGTAATAAGTAATTTTCCACGAATGTGAAAGGCTGGCATCATTGCAATATTGTATCTTCCAGGAGGAGGATTTAACATTGCGACACATTCGTCCCAGAATATCTTTTTCCAGAATAATTTAGAATAAATATCATAATCATTCCGTACTATATTGCAATCCGTTTCGTTGTCATATTTTGTAATATAAATACGAAACAGAAACTTGAGAATATTCATCATGTCTGTTTCGAATAACTCATTATCAGGGAGAACAAGCGTAATCGAAGATAATGTGATTGTTGATGCTGACGTTGTTGATTCTGTTGCGGACATTGTATTGTTCTTGTTGTTTTGAGATTTGTATAATTTTATTTATATAAAAAAAGTATATCAATTTATTTTTTAGTATAAATAATAATATTATACATATATCCAAATATCCAAATATCCAAATTTGATATTATATTATTTAGGAGAGAAATCAATATCAAACATTTCAACCCATTGCTTCAATGGTCCTTTAAATCGCGCAACATAGTAATGTTGTATATATTGTAATATATTTTCATTCAAAGAGTTCATTTCAATGAACCCGTATCGTGGCTGGACTACAAGTCCTTCTCGCCAGTCACATGAACATTCTCGTAAATATCCACTTACCTCGGCATCATTATTTAGTCCATCGCCAAGTTCTTTGAACTGCTCTATACTGGTATGCCATAATAAAGTAAACTGTCCAGTTTGTGGTCTCGGATAAATAAATGAGCGATAGAAATCAGATGTCGATCCAAAATCCCAAAAGAATGAGGATTCCAATGACGGGATGCCTCTTGTATTTATTACGGGATATTTGGCGAATGACTGTGGAATATCAACCAATCTCTCCAAATGAAATTTTATCATTTTCAACATGTCCAATTCAACTAGATTTAAATGGTCTTCTGTGATATTACTAGAATTCCCGGCAACGACAAGTTCTTGTATTATATCACAAAAGTCTTCTTCAATTTCTTCAATTAATATTCTTCGACGAAGGCAAAACCGTTCATCATCTGCGATCATTGGTATTGATTCAGTGTTCATTTTTGTTTGTTTGAATTATCAAAAATCATATAATAAAAAAGTATATCAATTTTTCAACCTTTGGGAAATCAACCTTTAGAAAAGGTTGCGCCAAATAACGCCATATATTATTGACTTTTTACTCCACTTTAGAAAGTAGATTTTCAAAAGTGTATTATTTAGGAGAGAAATCAATATCAAACATTGCACCCCATTGTTTGATTGGTCCTTTAAATCGTGGTTCATAATAATGCTTGATGTATCGTAATATATTTTCATTCAACGACACAGAAGTATCGATGCGAAATGGAATTGTTGTAACACGTTCTTCTCTCCAGTCGTTTGTACATTCAATTAGATACTCGCGGACAACATCATCATCATTCAATCCATCCCCAAGTTCTTTAAACTGCTGAATACTATCCATCCAATAGATCGATAATTTTCCATCTTTTGGAGGTGAATAATTGAATGAATCGATAAACCATCCACCAATACCATAATCCCAATAACTACTAAGACGCTCACTAGTAATCGGGATTCCTCTGGAGTTTAAATGCCATTTATGAGTGCTGTAACCAAATGAACCTGGTTGTATACGGATATCAGCGAGTCGTTCCAAATGAAATTTCACCATCTTCAGCATATCCAATTCAACCGGATTCAAATGATCTTCTGTGATTTTATCATGAACTGATGATAATTTGAATTTTTCCAAAATGGGACGTCTAATATTATATTTTTCTTCTTCTCTGATATTCATTGGGTTTGTCATTCGTCGTTTGTCTTTTGTAATGTACTGAAATTGATATAATAAAAAAGTATATCAATTTTTCCAATTTCAAATTGACACTATATAATATCTCCATGTTTGAACCAAAAGTAAATTATTTCGGGCAGAACTCTGGTGCGGCAGCCCATTGCGTAAGCGGGTCTCTGAATCGACCAATATAATATACTTCAATGTAGAGTAATATGTTTTCTTCAGGCATATAATGATCTTTCACACGGAATTTCTCCCAACAACCAGGGATGCGTTCTTCACGCCAGTCATTGGAACATTCGGTTAAATATGCCAATATATCATCAAACTCGAAAGGATTTGCTTGTTTAAACTTTTTTACACTGTTAACCCAAGAAGTTGAGTAAGAGTATGTATATGATTTTGGCCAATGAAATGTATCTGGAAAATGATAATCCCAGAACTCTATATCTGTTGACAAAGGCATTCCATTTTCACCTGGAATAAATTTTGGTAAACACTCATGTCTTTCCAAACGATAAATATGAAATTTCATGATATCTAAGAAGATCATCTCAACTGGATTCAAGTTTGCTTCTGTTATGCCGATATCATTACAGTCGACAATCACATCGTCATCTTCATCACCAACAACATTAACATTGATTTCGGGTTGATCAACAATTTCTGTTGTCCCAGGTCGACGAATCGCCCATTTTCTCTCATTTTCTTCTGCTTGTTCTCGTGTTTCGGCAATCATAGTTCTTTTATTCTTTTGTATTCATATTACTTTCTGTAAAAGTAATTCAATTTTATAATTTATAAATATAAAATGTTCGTAATAAAAAATATTATTGTATTATGATATTATGTTATGTTGTATTTTATTTTTATTATTATTTAGGCGAAAATTCACACTCACATGCTTGAACCCATTGTATTAATGGTTCTCTGAATCGTTCAAAATAATAGTGTTTAATATACCATAAAATACAATTTTCAATACCAATGTATTTAATAGAATATCTCGGTGATTTGAGTCTCTCTTCTCTCCAATCTCTATTACACTCAATTAAGTATACAGTTATTTCATCCCAATTATCCAATCCATTGAACTGTCTATAATTTTCTAATATGGTATACCATTTTACTATGCTTGATATTGTTAAAATAACTCCACATTCATCGCCATGCATTGTTCCCCAAAAACCAAGTTCATCAGATACAGGTATACCTTCATGATTCTTTCTATAAGAATCATAATAGTTTGAAAATCCATCATCTCTTCTGCGCAATAGAGAGAACTTAATCAATTCTAAGAAGATTTGTTCAATTGGATTTAACAAATCTTCTGTCATGATAATTGGTTGAATTTTACCATCATCATCAACTATTAAACCAGGTCGCCTGATGCGCCAATTTTCTTCCATTTGATTTTCATTGATTTCGGTTGTCATGTTGGTTGTTTGTTAAAAGTAACTTAATTACGCAAAAACAGAAGTAATTCAATTTTATAAATATAAAATATTCGTAATAAAAAAGAATAGTAATATTATTTTGCTATGATTGTGTTATTATTTTG